GTCCAGTACCGTGACTTTACCGAGCGAATAATCGTGCCGTGTGGGGTGCGAATGCTATCAGCATTCATGTCTTTGCATACATCGAGCATCTGTGCTTCTAACACTTCCATCTGCTCTTTGAGATCGTTGTCTTCAGCTTCAAACATGCGCTTGTTGTCGGCACGCTTGTCTCTGATCTTGATATAGATTGTGGTCAGCTTGTCCAAATCCATGGGGGTGACTCTATCCTTGACTTCTTCGTCCATCTGATTCTCCTAATCGTTGGGTGTGTAGCAGTGGCAGTTCACATAAAGCAGTGGATTCCAAAACATTAGGAGGCAAATGTAACGGCGCTAACCCGTTACCCACCACTGCTACACAAATCTAATTCTACTCTAACTTTTTACATTGTCAAGAGTTTCCGAAGAAATTTCTTGCTTGTACAGATCAATTACTTTTTGGTGGTTGTTGATGTTGCCCTGAAGCATCGTGTACATCTTGGCCTCAATGGGGCTACCCGTAATGTGTACGACTGTCATGTTATTAACTTGCCCGGGGCGGTCGATACGTGCGTTGGCTTGCAAGTACGTTTCAACACTTGTGCATGGAGCATACCAAATAATTGTGTTGGCGGCAGTTAGAGTTAACCCGTGTGACGCCGCCTTCGGTTGGATGATTAATACTTTTGGTTCTGGTTGCTCTTGAAACTGCTTGACAATATCTGAGCGTTTGTTTACAGGAACCGAGCCGTTAATTACTTCGCATGTAATATTGTGTTTCTGCAAGTGCTTCTCAAGTAATTCAATCGTATGCGTAAACGGAACGAACACAAGCACCTTGTGGCTTGACTCTTCAATTACCTCTTGCACTACGTTGAGCCTATTGCTCACGTCAAACTCAATGACTTCGTTCGTATCCGTATACACCGCACCTCCAGCTATTTGCAAGAGTTTGTTAATTTGTACGGCAGCATTAACTGCTGATACTTCTTCGCCAGCAGCCTCAATCAACATCTGCTTCTTCAGTATGTTGTAGAACTTTAACTGCTGCGGTGTCAATGGTGCATCTCGCTCAACGAATGTAACGGGCGGCAAATCAAGGCAGTCGGCTTTCTCAAACCGAATGGCGGGTTGTAATGCTTTGTGAACGATGAGTTGTGCAGTTGGTTTGGGTATCCACTTGTACATAGTGAGCTTCATCATCACTGTGTCTCGGAACTGACCAAAGAAAGGCGACACACCCTTGGGGTTCACAAGCTTTGCTAATCCGTAAGCATCCACAGGCGACTGTGCGGCAGGCGTACCCGTCAACATCCACAAGCCCTTGATAACTTTTGTTAGATCACGCAAGTCTTTCCAACGCTCGGTCTGTGCGTTCTTATAGGCTGACGCTTCATCCACTACGATAAGGTCAAATCCACCCGCCATGATTTCTTTTTTGACGATGCCCACACCATCGAAGTTGATGACAACGAACTCAGCGCCAGCGTTCACAATATCCTTGCGCTTACGTGCGGCTCCATAAGCGACTGACACGGTACGGTGGATGGCAAACTTAAACAAGTCATTCTGCCAAGCCGACTTCATGATCGACAAGGGGCAGATCACTAACACACGCTTCACTAACCCTATGGTCATGAGGTAATCCACAGCCCAAATTACTGATGCTGTCTTACCTGTACCCTGCTCATTGAAACAGAACGCCTTGCGGTTTGTTGTAAGGAACTCTGCTGTTGTCTTCTGATGTTCAAATGGTGTGAACCCCGGCGGACGGGGCCACGTGTACTCTGATAGATTCATATTGTTTTAATCTGATTCGGTTTAGTAGGGGGTTAAACTCAAATAATTTGGGGTCAAATTGACCTTCGTAAACGTCAAGGGTAACGTTACGCATTACGTCTACCCAATCAATCCAACCACTTCCATGGAGAAGTAACCATTTTTGTTCGGGCGTCATTTTTTCTTACGTTCCTTGGTGCTTACTTCTGATACTACTTTGTGGTTTGAGCCACGTTTGAACGAACGATTGGCTGATGGGGTTTGAAGTTTGACTCCGTTCCCGTTTGTGCCACCTTTAGATAGTGCCTTGATGTGAGCAACATCTTTGCCTTCGCGGACGTCAGCACGTCCATCTTTGTTTTTGTCTGCATTCTTTTTATCTATACCTTCTCTAGCACGTTGACGCTCTAAACGATCTGGGCTTTCACCACGAGCAATCTGCTGCTGATATTCTTTTTTATATGGGCGGGGTTTATTTACGTAGGGCATGTTAGTTCCTGTTGTATTCACATTCTCTCACCGAGCAAAACTTGCACAGTGGGCCTTGGATTGGATTCCATACCCCATTATCTAACGCCGCCTCAATTCTTGCTACGTCTCGGGCGGCGGGTTCTATGTACTTTGGCATCATCTCTGAGTGGTGAATAGCTCTCACGAATTCCTTGCTGACTACAAACAAGAGAGCCGACTTCACCCTTTTGATCTCCGGAAACTTGGCGAATAATCCACAAGCGACAAGATCGAGTTGCTTCACGTCCGCATATCTCGCACTCTTGCTTGTCTTGTAGTCTATGGAGTGTGCTGTCCCTGTCGTCCGATTGATAATCACCAAATCCGCTACCCCATGCCACCATACATCCGGAGCATCGAAGTCGCACGACTCTAAGGTTTTCGTCAATCCAAGTTTTACTTCGCATAACTTATCTCCGGGGATCTCTTTTAAGACGTCTAGGGTAGCTTGCATATAAGCAAACTGTTCAGGGATCGGGGTTCCGTCTCGGATGTATTCTTCCGCCACAGTGTGAGCTGTCTTTCCATACAGTGTTGCCTGTGTATCCGGCTCAACAATGTCCTTGGCTATCTTAGTGTGGTAGTACTTCTTAGGGCACTGTTGAAATGTTTTCAGGCTACTGAATGACCAGACAATACTCATAACGTGCGAACTCCTCTTTCACCATGTTCAAACCGAGCGCTACGTGCGGCGGCATAGGCATCATAAACCTTTGGGTAGTATGCCTTCACAGTCACGTCGCGTGTCTCAATAATCCAATCGTCACCCGACATGTTCCAGTCTGGGTCTAAGTCTAGTAACTGCGACAACATAGAACCACCTTCTACTTGTACTCCACCGGGTGTAAAGAACGCCCACTTTCTAACCAAGCCTTTGTGGTGCTGAATAATAGGATGGAGGTACACCTTCATTTGTATGGCCTGTGGTATGTCACCAAGCAACAGAAGTCCACGTACCGGTTCATACGCCCCTGTGTTACCCGAACCATCAAAATGCGGTAACGCGCTACCAAAATCTAAAAGATTTGTGTACTTTTGTTCCTCTTTCTGCAAAGCAAACTTATCGCCCTTTACTTCTACATGGATACCGCCATTTGCATCGGGTCGGGGGTGAGGCAGAAAGAAGTCAGGTAGGTAGCGGATGGTTTCGGTTCTGCCATTCGCAAAGATTTCTTTCTCGTAACCCTCGCTCTCATACTCCCACTTTATACCCAAGGTGTCAAAGAACACAGCCCATCGTGCTTCCAACCTTGAGCGAAAGCGATAGCCCTTGTACGTAGTTTCGATTGCTTTAATATGATTCATGATTCATCCCAAATGTCGTTAGGCCAAACTAGCACAGGGGTTTCAATCCCTATGTAGCCGCCTTCAATGTTGAACTCAATAAACTCCCGAGCTTCCTCGGCATCCATGCCGTCTCGCATCAGGATTTCCCGTATCTTCTCCGCGTCGTAAACCAATACAGATACTTGCGTACTCTCACGCCAAATGCTTGCGGGCCCAATGATCGCTTCGTCGTAGCCGTTGTATTTAATCATCGCTTTAAACCCCGTACGTATGCCGCAAACGATGCTGATGTATCACCAAAAGCTTTCATGCTGTCAAACTCTTTGGCTACTTCTTCCAACACATCGTTGCGCGGTACAACTTCAATAGTCTCATCAGCTATTCGACTGTCGTAGCAAGCGCATCCTCGCTCCCAACATGCTTTATCTATTTTCATCTTGGTGCATCCTCATGGTTATCAGGGTTGAATTTAGGGACTCGGTTGCCCTTGTCCTTGGGGTTTGGGAATGGCGGGAAAGGCCAAGTCATAAATCATCCCACCCCTTCTTCATTAGTGCTTCAAAGTCTTCGTCAGCTTTTATGTCTTGGTAAATTAGCTCCGTAAACTGCATCAAGCTGGCAAAGTCACCACGAATCTCAATTTCGTCAATGTCTTTTTCTTTTTGGTCGTTTGGGAGTAACCCCGCCAATACAGCAAATGAAACGACAGTACTAAGCCGAACTCTTGAAAACTCTTTATTAACATTCTCCATAGCTTGCTCCATATCCTGCTTCGCAGTTAAGTGGTAACTCCATACCCCAATCCGGGCGGGTGCGCATGCACATCTCAACGTATTCCTTGGCAGTTTCAACTTCTGCTTCGGGTGCAATACAAGCGATGGCATCATGCACAGTCATCACGACTCGGTACTTCTTTGCAACCATTAGCATCTGCTCACCGATTACAATCCGAGCCAAGGCTTGACACACGTTCTCAATTACCTTGCCACCATAAATGCGTGTTGGGATAATTGCTTTGCCCTTCTTGGTGTCATACACCAGCTCGGATTTCCCTTCCTCGTTCTCTACTATACGCAGGTTGGGATAGCGTAGGTAAAGCGTATTAGGTAATAGGATGCCGTCACTACCCTCAATCTTTAAAATACCGCCTCGCCCAAGCGTTGTCTGCTGATTCTGTAATACTGCTTTGAGTGCTGTCGCCGCAGATTTCCATAGCTCAGTAATTTTCGGATACGTTGCGCGGTACGTGTCGATAATCCTCTTTGATTCATCCAACGTAATCGCCACATTAAAGTTTTTGAGTTGCGCCTGAAACTTTGCCGCGCCCATGCCGTATCCGCACCCAAGGATGGTGGTCTTTCCAACGAACCTTTCGTCTTTCGTAATCTGCGATACATCCTTGCCATAGATAGCAGATGCCATGATTTTGTATACATCTTCGCCCCTATCAAATGCGTCAACTAAGTCGTCCTGTTCCGCAAGCCATGCGAGCGTACGGGCTTCAATTTGTGATGAGTCTGAATCAATCATCATGTATCCGTCCGGGGCAATGATTGCATGCTTTAAAGGTGAGTTGCGTTGTAGGTTCTGCAAGTTCAACTTGTCGTCACCACCCCATCTTCCGGTGTGTGCCGCATAGTAGCGTAGAGGTACAGGCAGTGAGCCACGTTCAGAGATGCCAAGAAACCTTTCAGTCCTTGTC